CTAAGACATAATCGCTTGCTTTCACTTTAATGTCGTTAAAATCTATTGATACGCTAAATCCAATTTCCATTAAAATTCATCTCCATCTAAATACTTTTTCTTGTATGTATGAGCGACTGCCAACGCAGAATATATGTCTGATTTAAACCCATAAAAATAACCTGGAGATTTCTTTGTCCCTTTTCCTTTGTTTGGTGTATAAGGTGCATAGATATCTATTAAAGCTCTACGAATGTTCGTATCATTTGCTTTTAACGAATGGCACAAACATATCTTTTCTTCCTTTCGATATATCATCAATGGGAATTTTTCGTGTTCTCTAAGGAATGTTTCTTGCAATCTTCCAATGAAATAGCACGTTTCAAACACTTCTTTACCTACTGGCATTCCATAACTTTGAATGCCCTCTATGGCAACGTGTGAGACTTTATCTACTTGCCATATGATGTCTAATAAATCTTCGTTATAAACTTTCCCTTTATTGATTACCTTTGATAAATCATCCGTTACGATTACAAAGGCAGATTCTATGTTTCCAGGATCAATAGCAAATATCATTTACATTCCTCCGTTCTCATACTTGATAGCCTCTAATAGTTTCTTCCACGCATTGCAGATGTTCTCTGCACTTTGGTAAGCGTTTTTAAAGCGTGTGAGCTTGCATTCAAGGTCTGATAAGGTATTTCTATCCTTGATGAGTTTTTGCTCGGCTATACCCTCAAAATAGGACATGGCAGGCACTTTACTATCAGGATTCTTTGTCTTATATTCATCTCTAGCGATATAAGCGTATATTTTACTGTTTGCACTTAGTTCGTCTCGAACTCTGTTGCGTTCTTTCACATATCGTGCGATGCATTCTCCAAACAGAAACAACTGATTCGATACGTTCTCTATGTTCTTAGCAATTTGATAAGGTGTATCTGCATCGTTGTCTATGCAGGAAATCAGATAATCCACTTGATTTGCGATTTCTTCTTCTGTCCAGTCTTTCATTTGAAATGGATTGAACATATACACGTTCTGTCCATCAATTAGCATTTTCCATCACCAACTTTCTTTGTCTGTACTCGGAATAGATACTTGAAGTGTTTCCATACCTATTTCTGAATTTTTCGATATAGTCTGTTTTGAAAACTTCCATGAATTCTTCATGACTGTATCTATCTTCAAATGCCATTTGACACATGGCTTGAATTCGTAACTCTAAATTTCTATCGTTATGGATTGAGTAATTCGTTTGATTATGCCAATCAGGTCTTAACCAAATCCAACAACCATACTCAGTAGACTTATCACGGAATGCACCTCTGTATACGTGGTGTATACAAAGGTTTTCTTCACGTGGCTCTCTAGTAAAGAAGCATTCCTTGATTTGTCCTTGTAATAGGTTTTCTTTATACGAGTGATTCATTGTCCATCGCTGGCTCTGCTTGTCTATCAGGCTCAAACTGTGTTTCAGGAACATCTTGTTGATTATATTTTGGTTGTTCAATAGGTCTTGAATCTACATAAGGAATTTCCATATCCCCTTGTTCTTCAGCAGTGTACAAGTTATTCAAATCGTTAGGGAATGATTCTCTTAAGGCTTGTACTAATGCAACTTTTTTAATCATAGTTGCAGGCTTTGTTGCCCATTGATTATTTAATTGTCCATCGCTTTTTCTTCCTGCATATTCATCAAATGATACTTGCACTTCGCATGGATATTTTCTGTCCTTGCGATAGACTTTGGCCCATCCACCAACAACTTGTTCACTTCCTTTTAAGAAGAAGCCACCTTTACGTTCGATTATCTCACCATTTCCATTCATAACGATGATTCCACTTTCTGCTCCATCGTATTGAGAATTAGCTTCTGCACGTTTTAAAAACGCTTCTTTCGATACAACAAATGTTGCAGGTTGTTGTCCAAACTTGATTAGATAAATCTCTTTCAAGAAAGGATTCAATCCTTGCCCTCGGCATAAATGAACAAAGTAATTTACTTCTTGATCTGTAACTGTTCCATTTCCATTTGTTAAATAGTTACGAACGATACTAGGACTTAATGTAACTTTGTCATTTCCTACCTGAAATTCTGTAACTGATTCTGTTGGTCTATTTGCTAAACTATTTTTTACTTGCATCTTATAACTCTCCTTTATTTGTTACTTTAAATTCAAATGATGTATTGTTTCTCAAATTGACTAATACCTTTGTTAGTTCTAATAATTGTTCACGTGTTCCCTCAACTCTGAACTCTGCCCAATTTGTATTTTGTTCTACAACCTTATTTTCAGGCTCGTTAGGCATGCTCTGTTCAAAATGTAAAGGTTCTTGAACTATTTGTTCTTCCTTTTGTTTTTGTCTCTCTACAGTCTCTCTAATACGTTTTAAATCGTCTGCTTTAACTTTGGCACGCATTAAATCGTAATCTTGGAAGTACACTTCCTTGATTTGAGCGATATCTGTTTCATCATTAGGTAAGAACGTTTCCATAAAACCTAAATCCTGAACGATTTTGTCATAGATAGCACTTAGGTCTTTTTCAATGGATTTGTTTGAAGTTGTTTTGTTCAACCATTTCTCATTGAATTTTGGAGTCAGATCATAATGTTCTCCGTTGCCTTTGCTATCTAAAAGTGTTTGCCATGCTTCATAGATATGTTTACGTTTTTCTTCTTTTAAAGTATCTTCAATGTCTGTGATACCTTGTCCTAAACTGTCGGCACATTGTTTGATTTTCTTTTCAATGTCCATGATATTTTTCTTGTCCTCTTTCCATTCTGAGAACAAATCATCTTCAACTCTTTTACGTTCGTCTGAAACCATCTTCACAATGGAATTCAATTGAGCACGGTCTTTCTTTGCCTGCTCATATGTGTTTTCTGTAACAACGTAGTCATAGTGTTTCAGTCCGTTATCAATGTTTGCTAACAATTCCTTAGCGTTTGTAACAACCTTGCCATTCAATACTGTTGCTTCTAATTCAAATTGCATACTGTTTCTCCTCTCTAAAGTTCAAATTGTATTTTTGGCTCGATATTTCCAACGAAATATGTTTGCCAATTCTTATGTCCTGTTTCGATAATGTATTCGATATCGTCTAGGACTTCTTTTCTTTCAATGTGATATTGACGAATGGATGCATTTCCATCCATGAATCGTAGCTCTGCAATTAAATCTACAAATTCATATCCAGTAACAATCAATCCATGTAATACCTGAACAAAATATGCATCAGGGATTTTGTTATCCCAATTCCTTAGCATTTCTGAATTGCGAATGAATGATGTTTTGATTTCTAGGATTCCAGCTCTTGCTCCGTCCCAAATCAATCCATCAGGCGAATATGACATATACTCGTATTTCTTGGAATAAAGGATTGCGTTTTCTTCGTACTGAACATCCATTGTTGGATGCTTTACTCTGAACATTTCTCTTAGAATTGGCTCTAGTGCATTTCCATAACGAATTGCTTCGTTGTCGATTTCCTCAGTGATTCCTCTTTTCTTCTTTCGCCATAAATCCCTGAGCGATTGATATTTGTTTATACCAATCAAAGAACTGGCTTCACTTCCACCAATTCTTGTTTCTCTTGCTTTTAGCCATTCTTCACGAGAATTGAGCTTGATGAATTCAAACTCGTTATTGCTTTCGTATAAGTTCATGAGTGAAGTATGTACTCTCCATAATGTACATCTTCTCCTTTCGAGTTCTTCTTGTGTTTATACTGTGTTTCAATAACATATCCCTCGGCTCTTAAATCTGCGATACGTGCAGACAACCGATAGATACCTAGTTTTTCAAATGCTTCTGCTCCAGTTATACTTCCATGTTCTTTTAGATGTTGCAGAAGCAGATCACACTGAGATGGTTTACCTTTCATATTTCAACCCCCAATCCAAATCTCAGAAATACAAATATCGAAAACACCAAGAGTGCGATAATGACTGAAATTGAGATGGAAGCAAACACCTTGAATTGATGAATACGTTCATTGGTTTTCTTGATGCGTTGTTGATGATTGTAATAATCAAACTTGCCCCAATTGACATTTCCAAATTCAGGAATTTCAAATTGTTGTTCCATGAGAGCTTCATATTTTTTAGTAGCAGTTGATTTTCTTGTTGAAGTCCTTGTAGAACTCTTAGTAGCAGTAGTCCTAGTCATAGTTATCACCAAATGCATCTTCCCCATTCAGGAAGTCCTTGCACGCATGAATCTTAGCTAATGAATAGTTGTAATTCATGCTATCTTTGATTGAGTTCATCCAATCTTCCATTTCATCTTCTGCACATTTGATGGCTTTAATGTCATCGTTCTCATCCATGATTTGATAAAGAATGCTTAACATCTCGTAATAGGTTGAGATGTATTCAGGATTACTTCTCTTTTCCCAATCGTTGAATGAATCGTCTGATTCGATAAATGAATCAATGTGTTTGTTATCTTCGATATCCCTAAGTTGTTGTAATGTCATCATCATTTCCCCCTTTTGTTTTCTATGTGCTATAATGGAAATGGCTTTATTTTTGAGCCATTTACCTCATGAGTTATCTGTCGGTTTGGTCGCCTAAGCAGATAACTCTTTTTCTTTTTCCCTAATCGCCTGCTTTAAATTAGGATAATATTTCAAGAATACGGATTTAGGTATCACGATTCTTGATAGATGCTTACATTCGTATGTGTCGCTCCATCCTGATAATGTTCTTAATTCTAAAATCACTTCATATGCTTTCCCTTTGGAACACTTCATAAGCTCCATAACTTCTTTATATCCTAGGTAGCTCATATAAATACGCTCCAAAGTAGCAGACATAATGTAAGAATCAGGAATACTGTTAAACGATCAATTTTGGAATTCATCTTGTGAATTTCCTTTCTCGTTTGAATGTAATCATCAGATAGTTGCTTTAACAAAGTGGTTGTTTTCTTACTGAACTCGGTATTCACTTTGTTAAACTGTCTTTGTCTTGCGATAAAGTTATTGGTGTTGGTTTGAAACAACATTTCCAATTCTTTATCATTCATAAATTCGGTTTTTTCTTCCATGTTTCATCTCCTATCGTGCGTTAATATGTAGATGCAAATGAACTCTACAATCACGCATATGAATAAAAATGTTTCTGTGAAAGTCATAATTCTCCTTTTATTCGCTCGTAGCGAACTTATTTTTTAAAAAAATTAATCAACTTGAATTTTGTTGATATCTACATTAAAGGTTTCACAAATCTTAACAACCTCTAAAAACGTAAATGGAGAACGTCCTTGCTCTTTCTTTTGATACGTTCCTAATGGCATATCAAGTTTAAAAGCCATTTGTTTTTGAGATAAATCATTAAGAACTCTAACTTGTTTTATTGTCAGTTTGTCCATTTTTACACCTCCAACTATTCGCCCTAAGCTTACTGACAAGTAAATTATACGCTATGAGCGAACCATTTTCAACCCTTTTTGTTATTATTTTAATTCTTTTTTTGTTCGCCATAAGCAAATTTATGATATATTATATGTAGATAAGGTATTACCAAAATATGGAGGTAAAAATATATGACAGATATAAGTAGTGTTTGGCTAAACACTACTTTTTTATGTGCGAAAACATTTACGCTTTATTTTACGTGTTATAAAAAATCAAAAAAAATTTAAACTTTTTTTATTGAATTTGTACCTCGTTGTACTCTACTGTACTTAACTATGCTTTACTGTACCTTATTGTACACTTGACAACTATTTTTTAACCACTATATAATGAAAGTACAAAGATATGAAAAAGCACATTATCAATTCTTTGTATTTCTGCTTGCTCATGCGCCAACATGAGCTTTTTTTTATGCAATAAAAAACTACCTGCAGACTGGCAATCGAGGTAGTTTTTTATAAGAGGTAGTTTTTTATAAATTAACACTTAAATCCAGGACTAGTTAATCTGTCCTTTTACACTATTATTATAACATATAATTTCTTAAGCGAAAAATAAAAGAGCCTATTCAAGGCTCTTAAAACAAAGAAAATTTAAGATTGAAAACTTAGAAAATGAATATAAATTGCCATTAATATGAAAATATCTGACTTTCGCCATACATAACACTTGATCGTGTATATTCAGACACATTGAGAATAAGTCTGAGCTACAAGTTGCGACCTTATAGCTTCTTACCCTTTTGAACCAACGAGGGGAATAATACCCCCAACTTTCACTCGTCTTTCAGAATGTCTAATTTCATTAAGCTTTCCAAATAGAAATTAATCGTAGTTTCTCTAATTGCACTCTGAGCTACTTGTACCTGCTACTTGTCTTATAGTGTATTTCTACACATCACGTGCAATGTCTTTGTTGGGTATTTCCTACATTGGCTTTATATAGCTCCCACTATATCGCTTGCAGGAGAGGACGTGTTTCCACGACTTTTTATTGCAGACACGACAAGTTCAGTTCCTTTACATATTTCAAGGTATGCACACGTGGTTAAGTTTGAGGTTTCCTCATTCAGGATATATATTGCTATATATCCAACTTCTTCCTGATAAACTATCGTTTCATCAGGAAATAAGCCTTGTTTAGCCACGTTCCATGCAAGTTGACACCTCTCTTCACATGGTTGACATTTTCATATCAAAGAACAATTACGAGGGTATTTTAACACCTGGAAATGCCAAAGTGAACTATCATAAAAAGAAAAAAAGCACATTTTTTCATGTGCTTTTTCTCTATGGAAAATTTTGCTAGACCGAGTTCGTCTGACACAAAGGATAATCAGACACATATATTATAAGCCTAAGATATGTGAAAAGTCAACTATACAAAAGAAAAAAGATGCATTTCTGCATCTCTTCTCTGAAAAAGAAAGGGGTTAAAATAGGAATTAATTGACGTACCCACCAAGCTAAAGCGTGGTGGTTTTACGGCTCAAAATATAAAAAACTACCCTCTTCTTGAAGGTAGTTTTTATTTACACAGTCAAAATAGTTTAAAACGCACTATTGTTAAATTTTTTATTCAATTGTTGTTTTAAAGAGTTTCTATCTCTATTTAAAAATGTTTACAATTTTCTTAAGTAGTTTCAATATCCACTTAAGAACCTTATTAATTAAACCATAGTCAACACCACCTTCAGCTGGTTTATCGTTTGGTTTATCTTCTACATTGTCATCCTCATTAGGCTCTTGGTCATCTGTTGGTTTTTCCTCGGTAGGATTGGACTTGTAGAAGTCTAAATCATGATAAGCCACATCTTTATCAATCGGTGTACTTGTGTATTGGTGCAATACTCCATCAGCAGAGAAATCACCTTGACAAGTTCCATCGTTGCTACCCCAGTTTGCAATCCATTTTGGATATCCTAATTCTTCGATCATAGAACCAAACCATGAACTCGAAGAATAGATACCTGTAAAATATCCTTTTTCCTTGAAGAAATCACAGAACACTTTACAAACCATCGTACAATGTTCTTTATTGAGATATCCATTTTTCTGTTTCCAACCATCGGCATCTTCCATATCCATCCATACACCCATCTTTATATCTCTATCTTTGATAAGGTTGTATGTATATTCGGCTTGTTCTAATGCTGTTTTTTCATCACCACAATAGTCATAACAGTATACTCCATATGGAATACCTAATTTATCTAACTGGTCTGCAAATGTCTTGAATTTTTTGTCTTCTGTAGTCCACCAATTCGCACGTAAGATAACAAAATCATATTGTGAAAAATCAATATTTCCGTTGTTGTGTTCAGACAAATCAATTCCTTTCATCTTAACACTATCAGGAAATTCTTTTGTAGGTTCTTCAGGCTTTTCAGGTTCACTAGGTTTATTTTCTTCCTCAGGTGCAGTAAATGTTGCCCAAGGGTCTTCACCTTGTACTTCACTTCCACTAACGGCTACAAAACAACGAATACTAGGGTCATTCTCATATAACCATGAAATATATCTATGTCCGTTTCCTACCCATTTTTCTGTATAACGTTGTGTTTCACCTTTTACATAGCTACCAAACTTCGGACCAGTTGGACTATCTCTATGACATATAATAGGTGTATCGTTTGTAAAATGTGCAATACCATCTTCTTGAATTAGTTGGCTAGGGTCATAGCCACTTGTTGTACTACCACTACCTGCATTGCATTTTCTCCAGTTCCCAGCCATAGGGGTAATAATTTTTGTATCGTTAACATAGAATGTATCGTCAACGTAACTTTCAGTAGCAGTAAACGTATATATTCCATAGGAATTATATGCCATATTACCATTCGCAGACTGTGTGAATTCGATATGCAAATGAACACCACTTGCTCTACCTGCATCACCCATGTTCCCTAACTGTTGACCTTGTTTAATCACCATGCCTACATACGCATTAAAGGTGTTGTCATGGACTGTTTCAAAGGTAACAATACCAAAGTACCCATTTGGACAATGTACCTTGTTAACAGTCTGCCAAGTGGCTTCTCCGTAGCTTGGAATGGTCTTAATACATTTAACAGTGGCAGGTGCATAATAAGGTGCTCTATATCCTGCAGTACCACTAGCAAAGTCAACTGCTTTTGTACCTAAATGTGTTCCGACATTTTCTACCTGCGTAATCTTAAACTCTGTCATAGGACACATAAAATATTCATATCCATCGCTTGCGACATATGTTTTATTAGGTTGCATAAAATCTCCTTTCTTGCACGAAAAAAAGGGCAAACTTAAAAAAGTTGCCCTTTTGTTTTGCCTATTTATTTTTAATTTGTGTTAACTCGTGTTAACGTATCTTACCTGCCTCATTGAATAATCGATTTTGAATCTCTTCTTGACATTCCTTGATTTCTTTTGTGTTGTTTCCGTCAAGGTCATGGGTTAATAAAGCGTGTAAGGATTTTAAGAACAGTGAATTGATTTCGGCTTGTTCCTCTAAGGATTTATCATCCTGCGTTAAGAACTTGTTTATTTTTTCCACTTCTTTCTCTAACCTTTCGATACGAATGTTTATATCGTTTTTCGGTTTCTTCATCGTTTGATAGAAGTTGTAACAAACACTAAATGCACTAAGAATACAACTTAATGCAACAAGTTGTGTTATCGTTTGCGATAAGTCAAACAGTTGTGCTCCATTCATTAGGCTTTATTGAAACCATCGTTAAAACCACATACTGCACTCTCAATCAATGTCTCAAGTTCGGTATTGGAAATGGTTATTCCTTTCTCTTGTAAAAGTTTGCTTGCCCTTTCCAATGCCTTTTCTAATTTCTCCTCGCCATGAATATCTTGATAGACTTGTTCGACATACTGAACAGTTGTATTGACAACATCTTTTTTGGTTTCGTTGTCTACATACTGGTTATATAGCTTTTTTACATACTGCCCTGCATACATCAAGCCACATCCAACAACAACTGCAATGAAGTCTACTAGACTTGGCATAATCTGATTTAAGAATTCCATTGTTTTTCTCCTCTCTATTGTGAAATGACAATTCTATGCGATTAAGATTCAGTACCAATCTATTCTATTAAAACGAAAAAGTTGTTAATTAAATCCTGAGGACTATAAACAAAACTGTATTCTGTTCCTTCTTCATCTTCCCCATGAACACATTTATAAACCTTTTCTTTCCATAAATAGTATTTCCCTACTATATATGTAAAAGCATTTGTATTTACATCTTCAGGAACATGAATTGGATCATCTAATGTTCCGCCCTCAGTTTCAGAAATCTGCGTATAAATTGATGATGTTCCTTCCCCTGGTGTCCATTGACTTTGAAATTGATGATTAGGTGGAATAGTTTTATAAAGAACACCATTGTGTTTAAATTTAAATCCTGATTCTTTTGCAACATATGATATTTGACACAAATAATCATAATCAGGATATAAATCGATTACTTCGAGAGATTCTTTATCTTCTAACTTTCTAGCGTTTAGAACTGCCACCTTACATAGTGCCTTAAATTTATTGATATCCATTAACTACCTCCGTAAACGCTTTTGTCATGTTATTTTGATCTTCTTCAAGTGTTTTGATTCTATCTAAAAGAGAATCTCTAATTGTTGGTTTGTCATCTACTAATTTCCATGCTTTTTCGATACAATCTTCTTTTTCAATATAATTTGGTTCGTAATGTTTTCCGATTTCTTCATTTACAGGCATTTCTGTTTCAACGATTTTTTTATACCCTTTTTGCAATAAATGTTCTTCTGTCGGATTCCAAATATGTTTTCCATCAAGAGATATCTCGCTAGGATTTATAACGATGCTTTCGTTAATAAATTTTCCGTAATTCATATTAACCTCCTCTTTTTGCAGAATAAGTAACCTCATTCCAACACCCTGTCTGAATCACAGTGTTTGGATAGAATGTTTTTAGCTTTCTGATTGCTTCTTGGTCTTGTTGTGGCAAATCTTCTTGAGTTGGTTGTGATAGCTTATAAATCACCTTAGCACCAGTGGTTAATTGACCAGTTGTACTCATAAAGATAGTTCCCACTTCCTCGCCATTATAACTATCAATATAACCATTTAAACGGTTAACTTTACTAGTTAAACTGTCAATATAATCGGCTATATACTGTTTCCCATCAATCGTAACATTTCCGCCATTATCTACTGGAATGCCTCGTAAAGTGATGGGTGGAGATAGTGTGATTGTTTGGGATTTGTATGGTTCGTAAGAAGTAGCTTCGCTTGATAATTCAATTTGAAATTGTTCTATAGTTCCACTAACAGTTGATTTACCTGTGTTAATATCTCCACCTATAAAACCAATCTTAAAAGGGAAATCTGAATTAAATGATACTTTTGGATTTAATTGTGTAAATTTGTAAATGTATGGATATCCTTTACCATTCCAGTATTCGTTATACTCAAAATTAGGTAAAGCTATATCACTAAATAACATAACTACACCTTTAGCTTGTATCATATATTGTCCTTTTTTAAAAGTTTGGTTAAGTGCAATACCACAACCACTCCAATCATCAGCTTCTGAATAAGTGATTTTATCATCTTCATAATGGGCTTCAAATGTATTACCAGCATAAACTTTTTCAAACTCTTGAATATTGGCTAAATTCTTCCCAGTAACCTTAATCTCACTTACTTCTTTCGAGATAATTTCAACAGGGGTTTCGGGTGTTGGTGTTCCATCTTGTGAAGATTGACCATACACATTCAATTTCTGCAATCGCCTAGAACTAGAATCCGTAATTATCGTAGGGTTTCCTTGAGCTACCTTTGCGATTGTATTTAACATCAACGATCTTCTTCTATATTGACTAGCCATTTGTTACACTCCATTCTTGGAAAACTAGATAATTATTAACAATATTACATTCGTATCTTGTATTCGCTTGGATTCCCATATCGCTTACAACTGTATCAGGAAGAATTAAAGTCGTTGGAGAAGCACCACTAGTAAATGCGAACCAATATTCGTTAACAACACCCTCTTCTCCTTCTTGCAAAGTAATATCCAAACTTGCTATTTCCCCCCATGTATGAAATTCGTTTGGTGGCAAAGTAAATGTAGTGTCGTTTGTTCCGTGTTCAACAAGTTTTGTTTTTGATACGATTTTTAAATCATCTGATGTTAAATTACCCTCTAGTGTAACTCCATTAATGCTTGGTTTGTTTTCAATATTGTTATAATCGCTTAATCTTTCTTCGACTTCTTTAAGCTCATCTTCAGTTACATATTCAACATCAGGTTGACTTGGAACTGGAACAAGAATCTCATCGTATTCGGTAAAATTACATTCGCTCATAATACTAAACTGCCTCCTTTGCTTCTCCTAAAACATTAAAATATATATCTATAACTTTTTTGGAATCTCCTGCTACATTTGTGTACATAGTTCCTTCTTTTGCCATGCCATTTACATTTACAAGAACCTTTACATTCTTTAATCTTGATGTTTCAAAACTTATTATGTCGGTTTTCTCTCCTTCTTTTCCGTCTGAATTGATAGAGCTTAAACTTGCAGAATACCATGTTTCAGGTTCTAATCCTGTAATCGTATAATCCAATCTAGTTATTGGCGATATTTTCTTAATTTGAGTTGTCGTACTTTCATCATACAGATATAATGCATATCCAGTAGCATCTGCTACTGCATCCCATGATAAAGTTGCACTAGTCGGTGTAGTTTCTACTACCGATAAACCTGCAGGTGGGTCTAAGATTTCTTCAGTAATCGAGAATGCATAATACCCACTATATTCTCCGTAATTTCCGTCATACCCAACAACTTGAACAAAAAAATTTCCAGATTCCAAATTACTAAAAACGTAAGTTCTTCCTTCAATTGTTTGTGATTCTAAAAGTGATTTATCACTATCGTATAGACTAAAGTTGTATTGGCTTGCTCCTACATCAGAACATGAAACTGTAACTTGATTTACTCCAATCGTTGTACTCACAGTTGGAGCACCAAATTTATCTGTTATTACACTTAATTGTGCCTCCTCGCCCTCAATATCTCCATTCATTCCTTTTACAATGACTGTATATTGAGTATAGGATTTTAAGTTTGTTACTGTTAATTCAGTTTCAACTTGTTCGTATGATTCATCAAATAAACTGGAATCGTTTGCGTTTTTCACTTCAATTGAATAATAGGTTGCGTTGGTTGCTTCATTCCACGTACATATGAAACTGGTTGCTGTCTTTTCTGTATATATCAGGTTAACAACTTGTCCTACATTAATTTTCGTTGAAAATGAGTAAGAATCAGATACATCACTTCGATTTCCATATACATCTTCTGATTGGACTGTTACAGTGTAATTTTGGTTTGGAGAAAGATGATTAAATGTATATCTCGTGTCCGTTGTTATATATGCCGTAACTGCTCCGTCTTTGTGTTTCAACGTAATATGATATTTAGTTGCGTTTTCTACGCTTGTAAATTCTACTGTTGCTGAAGTGGAGGAAATAACATCTACATTAGTAATTGTTGGTGCTTGCACCTTAGCGTTAATACTGGGAAATAACGTTTTTATGTTTTTAGTTGTCCAGTCAAATTCAGGTGTATCATATTGATTTATGCCAGCTATAAACTGCGTTGACATCAGAATATCAGGAACACTTCCGTCATTGTTATAATTGACTGTTACAGTTGCGTATCTATCTCCATTATGTGTCCAACACCCACCAGCAGGAACATTTACGGAATCTGCAACATCAACAACAGGGCCTCCCATAACTTGCCAACCATATCCGTTGTTTACTCCTTCGTAATTGTGGAATGTATGATAATTATCCAATGAACAACACTGTTGATTTGCCAAGGTTATTTCAAGTTTTCTGTTTTCTAAATCTTGTTTATATGCTACATAATTCGATACACGATAACGTCCGTTTGTCCATCCCTCAATCCAACCTAATTCTTGATTTTGTCCAAATGCCATATACTATTCCTCATACTGAACATAAATATCCCCATCTTTCCACTCACTAGGTGGGGTGTCTGATGTTCCTGAATAAATAGTAACAGTCTCAGGTATTTCGATTTTTACATAGCCATTTCCACTATTATCCAATTTGATTCCATGATAATCCCCATTATCTTCATATCCTGTTTTTAGACCACCAACATTTTCTTCTGATGCTAAAGGTATAGATTGTTCGTCATCTTCAGGAACTGTAACATAGGCTTTTCCGTTGTCTAATTTGACTGCAAAATTTCTTCCGTTTTCACTATATCCAATTTTGATTCCACCTAAATGGTTTGAATCTGCTTCAGGCAATGTGTAATTATTAGCGTTCTCTTCGATTCCTTCTAATTTTTCTCTTTCTTCTTGCGTAAAACATATATCGCAATTTACTCGAACCAATGAATCTCCGTTAAACACAAATAATTTTCCATCATCCGTTAAATAAGCGTGGTCTTTATCAGGGTTTGTAATAGACTGTTCGTCCGTTACTGTAATAAGCCAAAATTCACACGCTTCACCCATCATAGGTATGTGTACTTTATAGCTTTTTTTACATACTCGTGGATTTAGACTCATTGTTCGTCTCCTTTCATTTCGGCTTTAAGGATATCGCCAAAACAAGCACTGCATTCCGTGATTGTTACACCTAGGAATTGCGATAATGCCTTAATGAACATTTTGTTAATCTGTAAATACAAAGAAAATAATTCTTCGTCTGTATTGCTCGCTTGATATGCTTCAAAGGTTGTGTACATAGCGTATGACAAGTGTTTTATCACACACCAATATTCCTTATTGCCTTTTTCTCCATAAAGCCTGTACAAATAAAGCATGAGTTCTCTACGTGTCTGAGCTTGTGCTTCTAAATCTTCTTTAAGCTCATTGATTATTTCCATTTGATTGGAAATTTGTTCGTCCTCAATCATGCCATTTTCTATTTCAGATACACGCTTTTCTAGTAGTGTTTTCGTATGTAATTCGGTATTTCCTACTTGTGTGAAAGCACGTATCAAATCTTCGGCTATACTGTCGCTAGAGTGTTTATTCTGCACTTTTAAGCCTCCCTCCAAAAATATATACAAATGTGTTCCTATGTGGACATTGAGCCTAACTCATCACATCAAGCCAATATATCTTATTGAATTTCCAGAGTAACCTACATTTTTTGGCATTTACTTTTTTGCAGTGCTTCGTAGGGCTTTGGAAATTCAAAGCATTTTGCATGGGATATAAAGCAGTTACATACCCTCTGTGAGTTTCGCCATTTTTATAGGTGTACTCAACCAAATCCCTGTGTTTAATGCCCAATACATTATCCGTATTTGCTTTACTCTGTCTGCGCATAGGTTTTATTGTCCATTCTTTTAAATCAACTGTGCTCGGCTTTAAATCCGTGATACATACGGCATCATTTGAATGAGATTTTTCTATGTCCCAATCGTTACGTTTGTTTGCCGTATCTCCTCCATTTGTCAGATGCAATTCCCCAAGAAGAGATAATTGATCTCTGAGCCATTTCTTCCCAATCATTACATAACTTGCATAATTCAGATTCTTGTTATCGGAACTGCTTAGCATATCAAAGTAATGTTGCATATACAATTCCTCTCGGCCTTCCGTCTTTTGATGACATTTACTGCACAATGTAATCAAATTTCCAAGTGTATTGGAACCATTTAGTCTTTTGGGTTTGATATGATGTACTTCGAGTACGCAATTGCTTTTTCCGCATTCTTTGCATTTGCAACCATCTCGCAAAATCGCAGCTTTACGCAAATTTTCATCAAGCCTACTTGACTTTTGATATTGCCACTTATAGGGTTTGTATCCGTCAGTCAATGCTCTGATATCAATAGAGACATCTTCCAACCAATACCCTGTTACCATTATCCATTTGCAAAGCCGGCTCACTACTCTTATAATAGCTTGTCTTTTTTGCAGGATACTCGGTGCAACTCTTCCTTCTTTTTTGGAGGAACAGCGATTATCGAATCTTGCTTTGCGATACCTTTTATGATACCTGTGATAACGTCTATATCCCCGTCTTGCATCTATCAAATGCTTTACGTCATTTCTTTGTTCAATTGTACCTTTAAACAGCACTTTATTTTTCGTTTGACATTTCTGAACAAGAGCAAGCCCTACATGGAGTCCTCCGTCATCAATTCCGAGCCGGACTTCGTCTTGACAGATTTCATTTTTCGGAACCGTCTTATTAAGCTGGATCACCATCGGATACTTGTTGACCAACACAGCTCTCTTCTTACGGATGAGATACCATGCTTTTTGTTCCTTGGTCGGTGCTAACCGCTTACCGTCAGCATCCAATACAAAAACATAATTTGTCATTTCTGACACCTTCCTTTCGGAGAATTTCTCTTCGTGGCAAGGTCTTACAGAGGATATGTGTTTCCCTGTTATCAGCGCAGGGTGTTAGCGTTGTTTCTTGGTTGGCACTCACAGAGCTTCAGACTGAAGATTACATCCAAAGGTGTGTCTTTACCTTACTGTAAAACATAGTTCATATTCGCAGTATATGTTTCCATAACAGCGATCACTGAGCCTCGAAACCTACCGTCAAGCCATGGATAAAAGACTTTATGCACCCACTTTTGTCTATGTTTTGATACATATTTCTATGTTTTCGATTACTTAACGGTTAGTCCTTTTATACATGGCTATATCTTTTCGCATTTGGTCTTGTTTATGTTTTCTTTCCTTGTCAAATTCCTTGCTACGATACTTCAAAAAAGCGATTGCAGTTTGATAATCGTTAGGATGATTTTTCAAGTGAAGTTCCATTTTTTCAAGTCTGTTCATATGCGTTTTTCCTACAATAAAATTATATAATGGATTTTAAAATAGTGAGTTTTCGCAAACTATCGATTGCAATGTGAATACTTCATATAGTTGATAATCTTCACATCAAAATCTCCATTGCCTGCCACTTGCACTTCTTTATAACCAGGTTCTAAAATTTGGTTTCTTTCGGCTTCGTTCATATATCCAGTCGCAAGAAGTACATCATAATGTGCAGTTCCTTTGTTTGGATAAACACCATTTCCAGTAATCCAAGCTCCATTAAACTGAGATTGGAAATAAGGTGTTAAATCGATTCCATCAATCAGAATCTGAAAAGACGTTGCACTTGAATTTTCGATAACGATTTGAAACTCGTATCGGTTGTAATAAATCAAGTCTTGGGAAACACTGATACCAAGCGTTGCAGGATTGTTTGCAGAACCATGACCAGTCAATTCATATCCGTACATATCGACACTTTGATTTCTACGTTGTACAGAACTGTATCGTTGCTTCTGTTTAAGCTCGTATACGTTCTCTGCAAGGATATTTATGGCTCTGCTATATTCATCCATCATGATTCTTGTTTCCCCTCTCTATCAACTCGTAAGAACTTCTCAAGGGTAAGTTCTCCAGTGGTTGTTCCATCGGCATTGATGTTTCGTTCCATTTTTACGATGTAATACCAATCATCTTCTTCTATAAGTTTACGCATATAGTTTGAGCATTCTTCGATATGAAATTTCTTCATATCGTAAATAAAACGAATCTTATCACCTACATTGATATCGCTAGGTAATTCTTCTGTCTGAACAGTGATTTGATATTTTCTACGAGCATAGATTAGTTTTTTGATCGTAGCATCGTACACTGCCTTGGCACATTTGATTCTGTCCTCATCGGTAATATTCTTAACACCATTGCCTGATTCAGGATTGTATGTTCCTTGCCAAAACTCAGGTTTTACACGCAACCAGCCTAAGATATTTGCAGTCGATATAGAAGTAACTGTGCAATATGGTTGAGGTTGATTCTGCCCAAAGAATTGAGCAGTACCATTTCCGTTATCAGAAACAAACATAGCTACGTGAGAATAAGGTGTATCTCCAGCTTTATTAAAGACTGCCCAATCTCCAAACTGAGGTGTACTTGGATAATCAAAATACGCATCATATCCTAGGGATTGTCTATTGAACCAAATATTCCATGCATACCCATCACCACCAATGGCTCTAGATGGATTTGGATAGCCAATGATTTCAAGGCATTTTTTGAATGTATCAACACATTGATAAGGTTGTTCAGGTGGAACTCCATCCATATCAATAGATTGTCCATTATACTCATCTATAAAGCCTTGAGGAGACCAGTTACCACTTCCTACTGGTTCTTCTCCATCTTCTACATCTTCTTCCAATGAGAAAGGGTTTAAATCGTCAAAAGCAAACGTTCCCTCAATAAACAGTCCACTTTCCATTGCAACGGATTCTGTATCGATAACTGCATATTCCAATTGGTTGTTTGGTGCTAGTTTTGGGTAATCGATATAGTTGTAATCACGTTCATTATTGATATTGTTACGAATAATCACAACTGGAAAATTAGGGTCTTGCAAGGATGTATCGTTATATACCTCTCTTAAAGATAACGAGGACATTCCACTGTCTGATTTATTCGCATACACTGTTGCCAAGTTGATAACGTTCGACCAATCCTCGTTGATTTCAGGTTCTTCTAAGATATGGATATTGGTTTTTCCACTTGGTCTTAAAGAAACAGTGTAATTTTTCTTCTCTCCAAAAACACCTACTTCAATTCGTTTATCCTTAGTTAAAGGAACTCGCCAAAATAAATCAGGTGTTAATTCACACGTTCTTGTTAAGGCACTGAGTTTATCTTGCCTTGAATACACATAGTCAATAACTTCTTGAGATGCTTTTTCATCAAAGTTCATAATCCATTCATTTGAATATTTCATCTCGTCATCTTCATATATTTGAGGTATCGTCTTATCTTTCGTGGCATAGTTTGTAGGCACTTGTCTGTATTCCCATTCCTTGATGACATGAGAACAAGAAATACTTAATACACCAGTATTTGTGTTCACGTTTACAGACTGTGTATTGGAATAGAAGATGGCATTTTCTGTATAAATACGAATTTCTTTTCTCCCTCTCAAATAAGGAAGTAATTCGGCTACTCCATCAATGTCTATCGTAGGTGTAGACATCATTTCGTTAGACATAGATATATTTGATAAGGATAATTGAAAACGTTTCTTTACATTTCCAAATTCTAGGATTTCAAAATAAGGTATCATTAGTTACCTACCTTTCCTTGTCCAACCCAGTTGTTATTTTTTCTTATCCTCGATGTTCCTTGATTGACTCGTCCTGTTTCACTGCCACTCATGATTGATTTATCTTCCCATTGTCCTGATTTACGAATATGGAAGAATCCACTTGGTCTATTTAAAGAATTCCATTGTTTTGCTTTACGAATTGCCCAAGGCTTAAATTCAGGAATAATCTGTTGAATGGAATATATATTTTCATGTGGTAAAGTTGCATCTTCGCCTTTTAATTCGATTTTTACGTGCGTTGTGTCTGTTGGAAGCTGAAAAAACCCACTCCATTGACTTTGTTGTGCAACTGTATGCCAATTGGCTCTATAACATAAAGGCGCTCCCCCAGCGTGCGAGAAAATCTTTTGATTATAAATTTGGCTCCATGACTGTTGATTGTTGTTAGAAGTTGAAATAATCAAAATGTAATCGTATGTTCCACCATAAGGAACATAATAACGATTGGCTATATAGCTTTGATAATCAGAAACGGCATATCCAACTAAATTCAGTTTAAAAGTAACTCCATAGTTTCCATTATCCGTAAACTCAACGCCATAACCATATCCGTTGTTATGAGCTTCTGTTAATGGCGCTCCAAAAGGGCCAGTTGCACTAGGGTCTCCCCCTAGCACAACATTTGCATAAGGACCTGTATTATCATATGCACCCCAAAATGTGTTCCATGCCATTAGATACCTCCAACAGTATCGTTTTCTGTTTGTCCTGTATTTGTACGGATATATGAGTTTCCATCGGCAGTACCACCAAAGTGATTCATCGTTCCATAAGCTACTCCAACTCCTGACTTCACATTTCCGTCTAAGATATTTCCTGATGCTTCCCAATATCCTGCGTTTCTCATGTTTGTAAGAAGCTTAATCAAAGCGTTCTGAATCTTACTGATGTTTCCGTTTGCATCGCCTAAAGCATCTTCCAAAGCATGAATAGCATCCCATATCTTTTGAATTTCTTCCCAAATCAATTCGATTTGTTCCCACTGTCCACAATCTGAACAAGCCAACATATCCATTACGTGCATAACATTTTTAGCTAAATCTTCAATTGGTTGATTTGGTTTGCAAGGGTCATAGGCTTGTGCCTTTTCTGCCATTCCACCAACCAAACAATCAATAGCGTTATGAATATCTGTGCAATTCTTTCTTCCTTTGTTCATCAATCCTTGATTGGCTTCTAGATTTGCACACATCGTATCTGTTACACCTTTTATAACAAATTCAGGTGCATAGGCTTGTAAGTCCTCGCAAGCTTTACATATATCTTTATCTACAACTGCCATAAGCTACCTCCTAGCACGTTGGAACATTATCCACGTTATTATTTTTGAATTGAACGTATAAGTTTGTTTCATCATCCACTACCCAGTCATTGTATATAGATAAGAACTGAATCCAATCTGTACTCTGACCTGTTCCCAATGTTCCTGATAAATTCAAGTCCACTGTACGATTAATAGCTTCTGAGATATTTCCTTGTACACTTTCTCGTTGATAGATGACCTCTCCACTAGAATTTGGAACACGAATTGTAATACTTGGTTTAGATGCAGGAACAACACTTGTTGCCGTATATGTGAACGTACTGACAGTTACACTACGTATACGCCATGAAATTTGTTTATTTTCGCCAACCGACATACAGAAATCGGCTTTTCCAGTAACAACTCCATCTCCTACTTTTTCAGTTTGTTCAAGGTTATTCCAATCAGAATATCTGAATACCCAATCTCCGTTACGAGCGACAGAAACAGATAACCCTCTTGTCTCTTGTCGAATCTCATATTTTGCATTGATAGCCAAATTCATAAGCAACATATTCTGCAAACTATTCCAAAGTCCACAGATAGCACAAATGATAGCTTCGTTCATGTTGTATTGATTAGGTAAAAACTGTTCCATGAACTCTTTCCATTTGCAGACATCATATGCAGGTAACTCTTCGATATTTCCTAATATCAAACAGTCGTTTGCAGTCTTTAGATCATCGCAAGTGTTATTTCCACTTTCAGGATTGAATCCAGTGTTATCACCTAATGAATTGCAAACTGCATCGGTTACACCATTTTCATAGAATTCTGCACTTTCTTCTTGTAGTTTTATACAAGGTGAACAATATTCTTCTGCCATACACATTCCTTTCTAGTATGTTATTTCATCTACATAGATATAAACGCTCGCCATTTCACAACATGAATTTTTTACGATTGCGTTATTCATGCCATGTTTTACTGTGAATAGAAAATCATCCAATATTTCTACATTGTTCAAATCCACTTCTTCAAATGGGCAACAATCGCCTTTTGAATACATGACTGAGCCACTTCTATCTATCGTGATTGTTCCGTCATAATCACCTATCAAACGGATGCGATTTCCGTTAATACTAATTTCAGGGTTTTGAAATTTACCCTCGATACGAATATCAATATTCGTTGTATCTAGGATAGTTCCTGAATAGAACTGTCCTGCTATCGTTGATTTACACACATCGGCTTTATAGATTTTCTTTCCGTATGAATCCTCGCCAAAGAATTCTTCTGAACGCTTGCAGTCATATACAAGCAAGAATGATTTTCCACAACGCATGAATTCATCTAAGATATTTCGACCGACTACACATAAAGAATTTTCTTTTACCAAATCATCGCAATGGCACAGACAAGATGCACAATCTTCTTCCATTGGCTTTACGCAGTTCACACAACAATCGCCACAATTTGTATCATCTCTAAAGTCATAGCACTCTAGGAAGTTACACGTACTGTATGGAATTAGATACGTTCTTCTAGGGTCTGCAATGTGCCATACTCCCTCATAAAGTTTCAACTCTATGTCAAAGGATATATGCCCTTTGAACTTGTAGTAATCGTCTGAGAAGTCCGTTACATAGGCAAATGCCCATAAAATCTTGTTATCTTCAATTGCCCATATGCGACCAGCTTTAATCAAGTTGAGTTTGATAAAGTCTTTGAGGTATTTCCTCTCTTCTCTTCTATATTTTCGATAGTCAATGTTAATGGTCATGCTCAAGTCTCCCTCGGTTAAAAACTGTTGGGAGGACTTGAAATTCACATAGCTACCATGACCATAGGAATACTCTTCTGTTTCGGTCTTTGTGCTTTGTTTGTAACTCGCTTCACTAATCACATCCGTAGAATCAAAGACCAAATCATTGAATTGAACATATTGTCTTACAGGGTTAAAGTTTTCACAGTTTCCAAACATTTTAATATGCCAATCCTTTCATAAATCTATTTGCTTTTAATCGTTGCTTGCGTTCGTTGCCACCATTGATCGTGATACTTCTATCTCCATAGTTGTAGTTAGAAGTATTGTTCACAATGTGGTTGTAAGTCGCTTGCATCGAATTATTTCCTTGCGATGACATCAAGCCTTTAAAAGCACCTTTAAAGTCCATATCATTGATTTTTTTCAAGAAGGACACTCCAATACCTTTTACTGCATTTCTTCGCACCACGAACTCTCCAGGTGTCAACATAGCAGGAATAGTATCTGTTCCTCTTCTTGCAAATCCACCTTTAGCAAAATATCCAGTTGGAACTTCTCCGCCCCTTGAATCGTGTTCAACATTTACGTCAGGAACATCAATATTAGAAACTGCACTGTTGAAAGAATCTGCAAAACTGTTACCTAAGCTAGAACCCGCTTGTGCGAATGAAGATGAATAGTTATACAACGAACTAGCGACAGAACTAATAGCACTTGTCATATTAGCGACTGCAGTTCTAAATCCACTGACAACCTGATTTCCATACTGTGTACCAACTGGTGTGAAGTCTTTCTTGCCTAACTCGGCAATCATGGAATCGATATAAGCTACACATTGTCCTGTTACATCGGCTTCTTCAAAACCTGTATACAAGGAATTTCCCCAAGTTGTACCAACAGTTAAGAACTGTTCATCCATGCCTTGCAATCTAGTTAATAACTCTTGGAATTTAGCTATCAAAGCATCGACTTGAGCAGTAACATTCTGTGCGTTTTCTACACTGGATAGATTGGCAAGATTTGTAATGACTGTACCAATCTGTGAAATGATACTGTTTATGGTTTCAAAGTTGATTTGAGCTTGACTGATAGACTGCATCTTGCTCACGATGGTGCTAAACGTATCTACAACTTCTTCCAACTGAGCTAGTTTTTCTGTGTCAATTTCAACTGCTCCATAACCACTGACTGTTCCACCTAATGCAGTTAACATCGAATTAATGTTCATTCTCAATGTTTTGAAGTCTACATCCATATTTGAGAACGTATCCATCAAGGATTTGCAAGTTGTAACCAAATTAATCATGCCATTCAGTGCATCGATAACATTCTGAATTGTATCTGCACTCATGAAATTTTCCATGTTGTAGCCAACACGTGTTTCACCACTTGGCATTAAATCTTCATTGATTTTACCTAACAAATCAGAAATGCTCTTGATAGCACTGCCAAAATCTTCTACATTGATTGGATTTTCAGTTGCTATCTTAATAAGCTCATTGACTTTAGGGAAAATCTGTAACAAGTTGTCTAAGACACCGATTATGTTTTCGGCATTCTCAGATGTTAAAGAAGTTCCTAATCGAACATCAGGGAATTGAACATCTTTCAACTGTTCTAAAACAGTAGATACCTTTGTAATCGTGGTTGTAAGTTTTTCGACATCGACATCGGGAATTTCTTTTGATCCAAATGCACTGAGTTTATCTGTTAACTGTGATAAAGCATCTATATTTTCGGCAATGGAAGTTACATTATCCGTATTCATGTTTTCAATATTGACTGTTGGTAAAGGCATGACTGACTGTAAAGCCTGCAAGATTTCCTTAACAGCTTTCAGGTTCTTTTCGATTGAATCTCCATCCAATGTTCCAACTTCTTGAATTCCCTCAAGAGCTTTTACAACATCGAGTAACTGATTCAAGTTAGAACTTGCTTGTGCAATGTTACCTTCATCAATTTTCTGTGTTGCCAACTTTCCAATCGCTCCAAAGAATCCACCTGACCAACCAGTTAAATCATCGAGTGCATCGGTAACTGTTTTCATGTTCTTCGATACACCTTTGGAATCGATTTCTATATTTCCAAACTTTTCAAGAGCAGTACCTATATCCATGACACTGTCTGCCATTGCAGAAATAGATTGACTAACAGTATAAAGAATACCTGCCAATCCTAAGGTGAATATTCCACCAAGAACCATGATGATACCACCAAGTCCATTGCCCAAACTAGCCAAGCCACCTAATGCACCGACTACAATTCCTATACCACCTATAGCGATTGCCATATTTGCCATTTTGGATGCAAAGTTTCCTATATCATCAGGCACTTTCTTATTCACTTCTCCAATGGCTTCTGCAAGCACATATAAAGCTCCTCCTGCACCAATCAAAGAAACAATTCCAGTCAATTGTGTTTTGAAATCAACTGTTTTTGACATGTTATTCATGATTTTGGTAACACCAATCATTGCACCCATCGTTGCTCCTAGAGTAGCGAGTTTAGGAATCAACTTGCTCAAATCATCAGGAATCTTATTATTCAATTGATTGATAGCTTCGACATACAACATCATGTTTCCTGCCATCAACGCAAGTTGAGCTTGATTTCCTAGTTTGGTATAGAATGCACCTTTATCAAAAGTAGTAGTTGCTTTACCTAGAGAATCTGTAACGGATTTGTTTTTATTACTATTTTGGAAAATAGAGAACAACGAAGAACCTTTCTTAGTAAAGTTTGCGAATTTACCTTTAGAACCAAACCATTCTGCTAGTTGAGCTACTTTGCTAATTGTTCCCCCACCAAAGGAAAGAACACCACCTAAAACTCTTAATCCGTAGGCTAACGTGATATATCCACCTGCTAATCTTCCTAAACCACGTGATATATCGCCACCACCAACAAAACTAGCGAATCCTTTGAATGCATCATAGACTTCTTTTACTAAGTCCACGACACCCTCAAGAACTGGTTTAAAGTCTTTCAATCCGTCTGTGAAATCACCAAAATCAAATTTTGACAATTCGTTTTGAACTGCATTGAATTTATCTATGATAAAGTCTAAGAATTCACCTATCGGCTCTCGATTTTCGTTGATAAAATTAGAAACTCCATACATGGAATCACGCATGAAATTACCAAATTTAGCGATATTCTCAGGAATACTTCCATATCCTAAAGATTCCACAGTATCGTTGATAGACTGAATGATTGAAGCCCATCCTTTTTCAATCTGTGTCTGTGCAACTGTCAAAGATGAACCGATACTTTTTAGTGCGTTTTCCTTAGCTAATTCATTTAAGGCACGCATCGTAGCATTTCCATTTTCGTTTAGATCAATCAATGCATCCGTAAACTGTTCGATTGAGATTTCACCCTCTCCAAGTGCCGTTTTAAATTCACCCATGTTTTCAGATGAATATCCTAACATTTCGGCTACCTGAGCTAACGCAGGAGACATACCTGCATCGGTCAATGACAAGTACGTACGAGCATCTAATTTACCAGTACCCATTGCTTGCGAGAACTGTGTAATCGCTCTGTTGGCTTGTTCTTGTGAACCACCAAAGGCAATGACTGAGTTATTCAATGCATCAAAGATACGTACTGCTTCAGGCAAATCACCAGTGATTGAACTAATCATGGTTACAGACTGCATGGCATCGTTCAATGTTGTAGGAAGTCCTAAAATACGTTTTTCCAAGTCATCTAATGAAGCATCGACTACGCTTGTGTCAAAGTTCATAGCTTCAAATGTTCGTCTTGAGTTGGCAATCGTGTCCATACGATTAATAGCACCTGAGAACGATGTTTCAATCGCATTCATAAATCCACTAGTCATGCGATACAAGGCACTATATCCAACACCTTGAACTAAGAAATGTCCTATACTACCTAATGGATTGTTGGAAAAGTTGCTTGCTAGATTGGTCATGGAACTACCAATCTTACTCATACTGTTTCCAAATTTTTGAATTCTTTGTGCTACACTCGCAATGTTATTCAATTGCGACATGACTTGTTGATAATCTTCTAGTCTTAACTCAAGGTCTATTCTATCGCTTTCAAGTTGTGCAGACTTCCTTGTTAATTCATCCAGTTCTTTTTGGATTTTATCTGCATCGCCAAAATCGGCTTGTAAATCGAGTTTCTTTTTATTTAAAGAATCGATTTGCTTACTGATTTTTTTGTATTCGTTGTAAACATCCTGAAGCTCTCGCTTATCTTGCGTTAGGACTGCTTTTTGTCCTTGCAATAAAGATGATTGTTTCGTTAATTGAGATACCCAAGTGTTTTTTACATCGTCTGATAAAATATCTGAATAACGTATCTGAGTCTTTTGGTTACGGATATTTGCTAAAGCACGATCAATTTCTTCAATCTGACTTTTGATTCTTTGAAAAGACTGTGCATCGGATTCCAAAGTAATCTTTCGATTGTTTAATTCCTTTAACTGAGAATCTATTTTTGTTATATCCGACTTAACTTTTGTTAGATTCTTGGCTTGGAGGTCAACCTGAACTTTTTGTTTGTTTAGAGCTTTTATCTGTTGTTGAGCAGTTTTCGTATCTAATATCAGTTCTGCACCGACTCTAGGTTGAGACATTTTCTTCCTCCAATTCTTTTCTTGAATAGAATTTCACGGCATACCTATTGACCCTTGGTATTTTCTTTTTAGCCGTTCGGTTATAGCTCTCAATTTCTGAGTAAGCCTTTTCCTGTGCCTCGTTTCGATATATTCCGTATGCAACTAATAATTCAGAAACACCCCAACGATCAAGAATATCATTGGGGCGAATTTTCAATATTTTGGCAACATAATGAGCCATAAAAGAGTAGATATTCAAGTCTGCATCGTAGGTTTTTCGGTTATCGGTTTGATTACCACTCTCCTTTTCTGTTAATATCCAAAAACTGTTTCTGTTTCGTTGAATATTTCAGGGTTGTTAACGATTGTTGCGTATAACGCATTTAACACAGAACCAGGTAGCATATGGTCTGCTAAAACATCATCGATATTCAGTAATGTTTTTACGAAATCATATATAGCTTGTTGACCTTGTTCTCCTGCCTGATTGTAAACATGAATCATTTCAATGTTTGCCTGCGCTTTCATGACTTCAATTTCATCTTCTAACTGTTTATTTGGTTGAGAAAGAGTAATCTGTCCATCATCATCCTTTGTATACTCTGCACCTACTTGTTTAAGCATTTCTTCAATCTGACTATTACGAGTATCTACAACATTTGTTAGAGCCGTGATAATCGGATAAATGCCTAAAGCCGATTCGACAAGCAACATATCTTTTCTAGGATTGATGTGAATATCTTCAAAATCGATGGTAAACATGATGTATTTACCTACTTTTTTAGCGTTTTTTGGGTACGCTTGAAGTTCTCCTTCTTCAAATCGAAACTTAATTTGGTAATCAACCTTTTTGACTTCCGTTTTGTTTGCATCGCCTACGACTGCGAGATTGCCGTTATTTAAAACGGCATGAGGTGTATCATCCTCTCTCGCTTTTTCAAGACTTTTATTAATATCTAACCAATCATTGATTGTAAATTTGTCCATTATATTGCCTCCTTAGTTTGTATCGGTTTACAGGTATTCGCCTGTGCGATTGTGTTTCATAACATGGAAGAAACTTCCATCCACATCACGTTGTACACTGACTGTGAATGAGAATTCGCTATCACTGTTATTGATTGTCTGTGGGAATGAAGTAATCAATACGTTTGGATATTCATGTACTTCAAATACACCATCAGATTGAACTTTTGAGTAAGACATTTGAACTCGTCTTTCGTTGATTCCGTTTTCTGTTGCTACGAATGATTCAACTTCAGAAGCACGAGGATAAGAGATAATCACTGTCTTGCCCACTAATTCTTTATTGAAATATAGATATGAACCCTCGAAATCTACATTTGGATTTAGTTTTGAATTCACAACTTGGAACTGTCTTTCATCCAAATTCATCAAATTAGGGTGTTCAATGCGAGTTAAGATTGCATCGTTTACATTGCAAGCATCGGCTAATGAAGCGTAAGTGAAGCCACATTTTTCAATGTATGCATCGGCAAGTTGTACTTCTCCATATCCCTCGTGGTCTGTTGATTCGTTAACAGTTGCTTCAATTGTCGCAATGTAATAACCATCTGTTTTTTCTGTTCTCTGCATCAATGGGTTTAGCATAAGAACGTTTGGTGTCCATGTAGAAGCAGTAATTGTACGTTCTACAGTCGTTGTTGAAGTGTCGTATTTAGCTCCTAAACACATTTCCTCTAATGCATCGATTGTGTCATCTCCCTCGATACCTGTTAAGCATCCAAGTTTGATAACTTCGTTATTTGCTAAATCGTCAATATCTTCAAAGAATGAGATTGAAGACATACCTACCATATATCCTGTTTCTCCTGCACTTGTTGAAGAAACTTCAACTTTCAAACGGATACCCTGAGTAGTTGCAGTCCATCCCTCTCCCTCTGTTTCTTCAGGAGCTTTTGCCAAGTCAACAGTAATTGGTTGATAACCCTCATGTTTAACAGTTACAGTCTGTTTATAAACATCGGCATTTGTCATTGTACTGTCTTTGATATCTGCGATAGTTACAGCTAATGCATAATTTCCTGCGGCTGGGAAGTCGATATACATGAACATAACACCTGCAGAAAATAAGATAGCGTTTGTTGATTTTGCGAATGTTGCACTAGCCGTATGTGTGTAGTTAGAATCTGAACCAGTATTGTTTGTGTTAATCATCAATGTTCCTGAGTTTTTGCATCCAAAAGATTCACAAACGTTAATCATGTCCTGAGGAACAGCCAAACGTGAATAAACTGGTGCAGTAGAACCTACATATTCAACATAGTTTTTTGTATTGATTTTTACACAAGAATCAATATCACGGCTTAAGTTGAATGTAACTTCTGCAGTCGTTTTATCTAGCTTGTTATAACCAACTTTGTTTGCTACGATTCGATTGATGTTACACTTTGACATTAGGCTTGTCCTCCTTTATTCTTTGCAATAACACGTGTCATGGCTTTTTCTGCTTTGTAACCACCATGTGCATTCAAAACGGACAACTTACGCTGAATAAAAGCGTTAACATCGGTTTTCTTAGTTGTTTTTTTGATAGCCATACTTTTCTCCTTTATTTGAATTTTTGTATAGCCCTTTCTACGAATGGGTCTCCACTCGTTGCTTTTGCCTTCTTTGCAAATACATCCTTTTCATCTTCCACCCAATGCAGGGCTTTTTTTCTTTTTGGACGTACTTCTTTTCTTCCTTTCCAATACGCATTGGAATAATCAAATCCTGCCTTAGCTTTCAGTTGGTTTTGATCAATTCCAACGAAATACCTTGTATCGGATATCTTTTCTTTACACATACAACTTTTTAACGTTCCCTCTTTGCTATGGATTTCATTTCCCATAGTCTCTTTGAACTGTTCGGCTACATCGTCGAACTGTCCTTGAACTGCATCGATGCAAGCCTTAAGTAAATCAGTCTCGTTTGACAAAAGGGTGTATCTCCTCATTGTTGTACGTGTAATGGTAATCTAATAAGAATTGTCCTTCCTTTTCGTTAACTTCGTATTCTCGATTTAAAACGAATACCATAACTCTGCCACTTGGAAGAATCATTCTTTTTGTATATGAAATAGTGTTGGAAACTCGAATTCTTGTACCACAAACTGGACATCCAGTTTTTTTTCGTTCGCCTTTTTCGCCTAAAAACTTAACAATCATACAACCATCCCTAAAAATCTATAACTTCTTCCACAAAGGGAAATTGTTTCCAATTGTCTTTGGTATGCAATCAACAATGTTCGTTGGATATATTCTTCTATCGTATCAGGTTCAACTGGTGCTTTATTTTCTGTTTCATCCTCGCAAGTATCACAGTTACAATCACATTGGTTGTATGCAATGAGATGTTGCAGGTAATCACAGAACACTGGAACAAGACACTGAGGTAAAAGTTCATATCCTGCCGTGTAACGAACAATGATTTTATGCAGTTTCTTACAACTACAAATATCGTTGATACCATAAGGCGATAAGTCGATATATAGCTTATTTTCGTACGCATTGAACGAGAAATCCTCGTCTGCAAGCTCTATCTCTTCAAAATGGATTCCATCTCGTGTTTGTAAAATAATTTGGATTGTTTCAGATTTGATTTCTTTATAGTAAAGATTGGTAATCATCAATCCACCATCGCAATGACAAGAACGGATGAAATCCACATCGAAGACCTCCTCTCTATCACTAGAGAGGAAAGTCTCGCATGAACTGTTTTTCCAACACGTTATAGAACTGATTAAATCGACCAATTGCATGACATTCTTTTTAAACGAATCATCGTTTTTATCAGATTGTCTGATGCAATCGCAACTTGTTTGTAGTTGTTCGTAGATTGTTTCAAACATTATTCAGTTGCAATGTTAATTGGAACGATTGTCTGAGGTTTAATAAGAGCATCCAAACCATCCAAAGTAGCACCCATACAAGTTGCACTTAATGGAATGTCTGTGATAACGGCTAATCGGTTAGGGTTTGTTCCAAATACTGCACCAAAGTTGTAGTAGAACGTACATTCAGTAGCACAACCATCAGATGGTGTATCAGTTGTAGAGATTGTTCTACGGATGAAATCTTCACCTGGTGATAATGTTGTACCCATGATTCCACCAACGCTTCTTCCGTCTAACATCCATACATCACCAGTTCCCTTAGCTACATCTACTGGAACTGTCTTATCTTCAATGAATCGATAACCCATAAAACGAACGTTTCCATTTGCATCTTTCGTCCAGTTTGCAGGAAGTTCGCCATTGAATTTACCTGGAACGATAACTTCTTTAATAGCCATGTATGTTAATGGGTGGACTGCGAAAATAATTTCACCAGTATTTGCACCACTCATTACGGCTAAACGACAACCTAGTGAATCAAAAGCCGCCAAGATATTCTGTCCTAAGATTTTGATAACTGTTTTATCTTCTACAACTTCCAACAATCCGTGGAATGGCTTCAATACAGAAGTACCAGTTGCAGAAGTACCATTGATAATGTTGTAAGAAGTGAAGTAAACCATGCTTAAACGTGCCATACGATCACGAGCTTGTCTTACTGTTTCACCCTGACGAGCAAAATAACCAGTTAAATCATTTGACCCAAAACGTTTTTTGCTCCATACAAAGTTTTCTAAGATTTTGTCGCAATCTTTCAAACACAATAGCTTTAATGGAACTTCTGAACCACATTTAGCTAAATCAAGTGGTGTCCAACAACATTCATTTTGAGTATCTTCAGGCAATGTAGTTCCAACTTCCCAAGGAAGCACGATATTTAATTCACCTGAAGAATCACGATGAATCTGTGCAGACCCATTGTTAAATGCAGTCTGAATCTGACGGCTACGAGATGTACTCAATAACCACTGAACCAATGGGAAATTATTTTGGAAATCGTTTGCTAACTGATTCTGTGAAAAATCAGGTGCCATACCGATTTCTCCAATATTGCTAAGTTTAGCGAAATCGACAATATCAACTGAATTGTTTTCTAAAACACTTGTTGCGAATGTAGGCATTATTTATCTCCTTTCTTAGGTTCAAGACTTCCTAAAAATCCAAATTCAGGATTTACAGTTGGTTCTTCCTTTTTAGAAGTTTCTGTTCCGTTCATTAATTTTTCTAAACGACTTAGAACATCTTCAACCTGTGAATTTAATTTCTCCTCTTTTTCTGCCTCTTTTTTATCGTCTACTTTTGTTTCTTTTGCTTGTAATTCTGCAATCTTTTCTTTCAATTCCTTGTTTTCGTTTTCCAAAGTCTCGAATTTCTCCATGAAACTTTCAAGAATTGTTAATTGATCGCTAGATAATTCGATTTTTTCTTCCGTAACTTCTTTTTCTTCAGGTTTTTCAGTATTCAAATCTTCTTTTGGTTGAATATCTTCTTTTTTACCTGATAACAAATCTTTTAAATTCATTTCATCTTCTCCTTCTATGGTTAGATTTACGTTTGTACTGTCGACATTGGCAGGATTTCCGACAACGGAGAATCCTTGAATATCGATTTCTTGTATGCAAGGAAAGCCAAGTGCAAATGACTTTCTCCAATCCATCCTTGTTGCCATTTCAACACTGACGGACAATGGGATTTCCTGATTTTTTAAATCTTGTACGATATGCAGTGAATCATTTAAATGAGCACGTACATTCAACGCTTGTCTTCCGTCTTCCAAATCCACAATTTCTAGGTCTTGTTTTGTCCAAGTTCCTAGATTTAATGGCAAAGAGAATAAGTGAATATGTGCCAAAGAGATATATCCTACATAATCATCAGGGAGATTGTTATAAAACTTCTGTATCGCCCCTTTTTCGATAAATAGACGGACATCTTCGCCACCCTCATACATAATTGCCCCCTCGTTTAACAAGCGTGTTGGCTTGTCCTCTAGGAATGCAGAATTTGTAACGGATAACATCACGTTCTTTTCATTTAAAGATTCTAGGTTGATGGATTCATCGATGTTCTGCTTTGCTTTTTTACGAACATCCAAACTTTTTTGAATGTTTTTTACGATAGTAGGTACTGGCATTACTCGATTACCTCCAACGGATTGTAGGCAAGTTTTTTAACTCGCCCTCCACACTGCTTACATAATTCAACTTTGTATGGAATATTATTTGCCTTAAGCGAATCTTCCATCGCTTTTGAATAAGGCTTTTTAAACACGCAACCTCGAATTGACTTTTGGAACAATTCGTCTTCAGGAAGCTCATATTCCACACCTGGGTCAAGGACAATATAGGAATATTTTGTAATTCCTTTTTCACGATAGACTACATCCACTTGAGTACGTTCTTTGATTGCATCGTGAAGTTTAAACGTTGCTATCTTTTTTGCTTGCGCCACGTTTTGCCTTCTTCTCTACTGGTTTTAATTTGTACTCTTTGTTTTGTCCTCTTAGATATGCAAGTCTTTCTTTTTCAGTGGTAAACCACTTAACTTCTTTTTGTTTGTCCATCTCTAGCAAAGCTCTAAATCTTTGCAATCATAATCAGTAGTGGATGTTGTCTGTGTAGCCAATCGTTCAACCGATTTAACGTTTTCAAACAAAATAGTTCTAGCCATTACATCGGTAGCCGTTGGAGTTGGTTTTGCCATGTTCGTTTTGTCATAATACGTGAAACCAATAGCGTCGCCTTGTCCGTTCAAGTAAGACTGGTACATTGCCCAAAAATTCTGAGCTTGCTCATCTTCCAAAGTGATAACTTCTGAAGTCGTTTGTACAGAATCTGCTTGTGCGGAAACTTCGGGTTTTAATGTGATTTTTACATCGAATGTTCTTTTGTTAGTTGCCATGTTTTCTCCTTTCAATCAACAAAAAAAGGCAATATATTGAGCCTTTATCTATGCAATAAACGTGAAAAACGTTAATGCCTAAATACTCTTAGCCCTCTATATTGCCTCTTTATATTCAGTTTTTAATTGGATATTAGAAATCCAAAGAATCTCCCGTTGGCTCTGTTTGCCCCTTTTGAGCCGTTAGGATTACATTTGCTATCTTAGCCAGTGCTTCATGGCTTAAGCTACTCTTGAAACTGTTGATAAATTCTTGGTCTGAAATTGTTTTCTTGCCCATGTATTTCAAACCAGTTTTCGAATTCTCTACAATTTCAACAACGATGTTGTTCGTATAAACTCGTCCAGTAGACTGTTCTTTGATAGCTCGATAGTCTGTAACAACTTCGTAAATCGTTGTTTTTTCGTCTTTTTTAATTTTGCGATAGCGATTTAAGAAATAGTTATCAGGATTGATTGCAACTGCATGACACTGTGTTCTTGCATAACACAATCCACCCTCTCTTGTTACTCGATTTCCAAAGTCAACTTTACCTTCGAGAATTTCCTCGGCTCTCTCTTTGTTATTGACCTTGACTGCATCGGCAAATGTATAAACACCTCTTCCGTTTACATTGGAAATTGGTTTTACATCGGCTTCCTGCATGATGCTTTCTAAAATACTCATGTTTTTGCCTCCTAAGAAATTTTTATAATATGGTCTGTCAATGTCTTTAAGGATTCCATGATCTGATTCTGAATATCGGTTGGAATCGTGCCACCTTCCTCTACTGAGGATTGGTAAGCCTGAATCAAAGAATTGACTGCCAATGAATATTTATATGATTCACTTGATCTATCCACGTTGTATCTTGCTTCATATTTATCGAAGTAGACTTTAGGAAGTCCAAGTTTCTCGGATAACAACGGAGAAAACTGTGTTGCGATTCCCTCTCTCGTTGGAATGATGATATTTACCATTGCGTTGTCAATAATCTTTTCCATCGAAACGTTTCCTGAAACATCTCCAAGTCCAATCAATTCAGGTGTCATTCCGATACACTGTGCAAGGATTGAACCCTCTTTCATTTGAAGATATTCTAGGAACTCCGTTGCCTTGGTTACACGTGGAATGTGATCGAATTTGTTCTCGAAATAAGAACTTCCCAAGATAACGTTGTCTGAACTTGAGTTTTTGATTTCCTGAGCTAGTTTTTTGACTTCTTCTCTAGCTCTCTCGGCTCGTAAGTCTTTCGTAGCATTAGACTGATCTAATATCTCGTTAGCCGATACATCGATATCTCCACCATTCAGGAAGTTATCTTTCATCCAAAAGATCAAACGACCAGGACCATCGTAAACGATATCGTAATTCAATCGTTGGTAAACATTTCCAATCAACTCTAAGCGTTGTTTATCTTGTAGCAACTTACTGATTCCGTTCTCTGTTGTTGTATCGGTTCTTAGATTGATGAAATCTTCAGGAAGTACAACCATATAGTCTTTGTTCTTAGATAAGATTCGTCCTGAATTTCTGAACTCATCTCTATCTAACTCGATTGGTTTGTTACCTAAAGAAATCGGTTCATCCTCATCGATGGAAATAGCATACGCAACAGTTCTGTTGAATCCTAAATACTCGGTATCTTTTTTCACGATGCTTGTATATCGTTTGGCTGGTACTGGAATAATTCCGTTTTCTTCATCCAGCCATCGAATACCACTCTTTCCATACAAGAGCATATCTCGAATGGAATCCCTAAGAACGGAATAATTGGTAACCCCTTTTGCATTTCGCTTATAAAGAAAAGGATTCAAAACGTTGTTGTCTAACTCTTCATCCCCTGTTGTCAATTTGTTTGTGAACATGAAGTTCAGGTAATTATCGATAACATAAGGAAGAGTTGGCAAGTTATTTATCATCCATTCGATTTCTTCAGATTCATTTTTATGTTTAACAAGTTTGAATCCGTTTTTGCAAACAGTGTTACACTCTAACAACTGATCTAATATTAACTCGGCTTGCGACCAATCGTTTTCGTTGTATCTTGGTTTTAAGGTTGAAGGACTTTTAGGAGAAATCGATAATTTTTGTCTTTTTTTATAAATTCGTTTGTTCGACATTTACTTCCTCCTACTCGTTTTGTGTATAAACATAAATTCCTCCATTCATATTATACAACATAATTGAATGAACGGATAAAACGCAACAATCCAATTCATCAGGCGACTTTCCAATCTTGGCTTTGATCTCGTCTTTAGGAATAATGGCGATTTTTCCACCTGATTTGACTGTGGATTTGGTATATTGCATCTGATTTTTCAGGATATTGGCAACTTTTGTTGTCATTGTTAATTTTCCGTTGTCCATGAGTTGTTGCATATCCAAATACATCTCGGCACGCATGTTTGCTCCGTATTTTGCTGAATAATGGTTGTTTTCCTTGCGTTTTTTCGTTGTTCCTGCTCCAAAGTTGATACCGACAACGTTAAAATCAGATGCATATTTGGCTAAACCCTCGACAATATAGACACCCCAACCGATATCGACACAGATAACCTTGGCTTTTGTCCGTCTTTGTATTCTTAAAATGGCTTTAATTATCTTGTCTGAGGTTTTTCCATCCACCCATTTTCCTTTATCGATGGTAATAATGTCCAAAATGCGGACATTTTTGTATAAATCCATGCAGGCAAGGCATACATCGATGTTGTCTTTTCCTTTATAGGCACTGTCGACACCCAAAAAGTACGTAAATCCATCTTGTAAAGGGGAATCGTCCAAACGAATATTTGAAAACATGGATTCATCGCTATAATTTTCCAGCTCGCATAGGAAATAACGTTGACACGTGCTCTGTACCTTGAAGAAATCCGACTGTACGACTTGTTGTGTATTTCGTATTCGTCCTTCTTCGATGGCAGTACGAACATCCATCCAAATAATCAATGTATCTTCAGGAGGATTTTCTTCTGTTAGCTTGTCGTAGAACATTCCCTCGTGGTGAGGGTTTGAAATTTCAATTAAAAGGTCTTTTTCTCCGTCTACATTGGAGAATTCTCTTCGACCTATCTCGACATATGCTTCGTTTGGAACAAGTCCTGCTTCGTCAAGCATATAATCGCCACCTCGACCGATAGCCTGATTGGACTTCTTGGCATCGCTTGAACTTGCACCTAAGGTAATGGATTCGATTGAGCCTCCCCCTTTAAAGGATAGTTTTTCTTTGGAAACCGAGGTCTGCAGTTTTTCAATCTTGTCCTGATTGTCGACAAGCAATTTACTTTTGATATCCTGATGTGCATTTTGAATGTGCTTTGTAACATGACCCATAATAATGCGAGTTGTTGCTTCTGTTCCGGCAGCGACCTGTAAAGTATGTCCGTTCGCACCGATATAAATAGCAATCTGCCCCATCAAATACGATTTCCCATATTGTGAAGTGGTAACAACAACGATTTGATTGTATTTGTGCGTTTCGTAGTGCTCGATAACAGCCCCAAATATGACGGCTTGTGTAAAGTACAGATTTGTTTCAAAACACGTTGTAGCCTCGATAGCCCCTTTCATGGCTAATCGTTTAGCTTCGGACATTTCGATGTTGATGCGCTTGTAATGCTTAGGAATGTACCCTCTTGTCCATTTCTCTAGGTTCTCTTTGGGTTCTGCACTTTCGCACAGTTTGACAACCTTTTCCTGAATTGAATTCAAATAAACTATTCCTCTACGTTTTCAGACGATACTTCCTTGACTTCGACATCGATAGGTTCGCCCAAGACCTGACGGATTCTACGTTCGACAATCGCTCTTTCGTCCTCGATTGTTAGATTCTGATTGATGTTAACATTTTTATTCACGTAGACACCTTCCATCTTATTAGCAATATCTAAAGCCTTTAATCGGTCTTTCGTTTCTGCATCAGGCTCGATATCTCCCATAATCACTCCAGTCAAATACATGAGCTTTTCTTCGTAGGACAACTGTTTTGCCTTTAATCTGTGATGATTACGCTTGGAAATACGATTTTTTACATCTGCATCGTTTAAAACTTTCCATCCGTACAGATAATTAGCACTATCGGTTGCCTGAGGTCTATATTTTTTAACAATTTGTTGCATATCTTTGACTGTTCCGTCTGGACACGTTTCCATAAATTCCATAAAGATACGATCTTTAAGATTCATTTCCTGAATTTGTGAGTATGTCTTGGTCTTGTCTTTGCGTGCTTTGTTCTTTTGCCTTGTCTTTTTCTGTACTAATTCACCCATTCAAATTACACCTCTTACTACATATAAAATTTTAACATTGAATTTTGAAAACGGACTTTCCACAAAAATCATGTGTATTTTTTTCGAGTTCGTTTTTTCGTGTTTGGAAAAGATTTTTCAAGAAAAGGGGGTGTATTTTCTTAAATCTGTACATTTAAACCTTATTTTTGTGAAAAATTCTCAAATATCTGTCTTAAAACGTTTATTTTTGCAATTTTAATTTAGTCATTTTGTCGTTTAATTTGGTCATTTTAAGAATTTTGACTAAATTGAAGTAGTTAGTTTAAGCTAATCGAGTTTGAAAAAATATGTGGCTCCAAAGGGGGGTATCTATATATTTCGCCCCCTCTTTAATTCTGTTGCGTTTTTCAAATAATATATGAATATCATATGATTAATACATATCGCTAAAACGCTCATAAAAGCACGCTAAGAGCCAACAGATAAAAGAATATAAAAAGACTAAGAAGAAATTAAAGAGCCTTAGAACGCATTTAAAACGCATTTAAAACGCATTTAAACAGTATTCCTTATTTTATGCCATTCATTCAATACATAAAAAAAGAGCCTTTAAGTAAAGACTTTTCGAGAATAATTTATAGGTGGTTTAGTTGTGCTATGTTAACGCCAGGTAAAAGAGATAAAAAAAAGAGCTAGACATTTTAACGTCTAACCCTGCAAGCTAAGTAAATTATATATATAATAACTAGTAATAATATCCATATTCCAAACTTTAAGAAGAAACCTGTACCAATCATAAATAATAATATTCTAATCATGGTTACGTTTTAACCCCTTAAGCAGTATTCAGCAATACTAAGAACAATAAGAACTAGAGCTATATAACAAGCAATATTTAGAACTATTTTACCTATAAAGGCATAAATATATATTTTATTATCATTCATGCTTTACACCTCTTTTCATTAGGTTTAAAAGCGTTTTAAATTCTTCAACCTGATTTATACATTCTAAGCTGTCAAAACTTTCAAGTCTTCTATCTTCAGGATTATAGCAAACGTAATAATTCTCGGTATTGTATAAACCCTCTAACGTAGAGAAGTACACAACATCAAACAATTCACTTTTATTAAATTGATTAATAAGCTTGTCTGTTTCTTCTTGAATAAGGTTTCTATAGATTTTATACTCAGACATTTTATTATCTTCACAAAAGCGATTAAAGAGGTCTAAAACATCTCTTGTCTTGGTGTATTCTTCTTTTTGATCTTGTATTGATTTAGGTTTAATATAACTCATAAGTTATAAACCTCCTTGAAGTCGTCTTCAAATTGGTAACACGCTTGCAAAGCCCCCGTATACCATTCTTTTTGTGATAGCTCGTTCATTGCTAAAGCAAAGAAGTTATTATCTCTTAGACCTAATGCATACAAGTCAATAAACTTGTATGGCATTATCCTGTTATTTATTTTTTTATCTATGTTTTTTTGATAATATTTTAAAAGTTTTTGCCTTAGTTCTTTTTTAGTCATGATCTACACCACCCTTTTTATAACTCACAATACGTGTCTATATAATATGCGCCGTTATAAATTTCAATGTGTGCAGGTAAGCCATAAAACTGAATTTTTAAACCATACTTTTTAATATTTGAGTTTAAGTTATCAATTCTTTTAATAAGTCTTTTCTCTCTTCTTTCTGACTCTTTAACATTGTATAATCTTTCATCATTATCAAATAAAGCGTCTCTATAATTCATCAATTCAATTAAATGTGATTCTTTTATAATCATTCTAGCTGTTTCTATATCTATCTCAATGTTTGAATATCTTTTTACCAATTCTATAAGCTTGTAACCATTTTTAGTCAATTTTTCGTATTGTTTCATATTTTAAATTAAGCCCCTAATGTGTTATAATCTAAAAGCCTATATAAGGGGCTTTGCTCCTTTCTCTTCAATATATAGGCTTTTTTATTGGTGGTAGTTCTTCAACTTTCCTAGGGTCTAAGAACTACCTTTTTTATCTTCTGATTTGTTCAAGAATGACATCAAATTCTTTATTAATTTTGTAATTATATTCTGTATCAGAATCAGAAGTATAAGAGTATTTACCTTTTGGTTCTTTGTCGGTTGTTTCCTGAAGCTCTAGAATACTCTCTAATTCTTTTAAATCTTCAAGAGTCAACCATACACCACCAACTTTTATTTTTCGTTTCATTTTTTTTGATCCCCCTTTTCTTTACACTCATAATATATCACTAATTAGTTATATTGCAAGAAGAAAAAAAAGACTTTTTTATTTTTTTTCTAAGTCCTTTCTTATTAGTTCTTTAATATATCCCATTTTTGATGGCACTTCATCAAGTTTTTTTAGAATGTCTTTATCAGTGTTTTTATTTAATTGTAAAGTTACATTTCTTGTGTTGTTTTTTCTGTATTTTTCTTGTGCTTTCAATTGTGCTTTTGATATCATTTTCAAACCCTCCAAATACTTTGATAATCAAAGTTTCTTAAATTTCTTTTGACAATCAAATGTTTTGATAATCAAATTAATTTAAATAATAATCTTCTTTTTACAACTTAAATATATCACTAATTATATATATAGTAAAGTACAAAATACAAAATCTAGTTTTTACAAAATGCAAATTTTAGAAATTACAAAATACAAATTTTATAAAATACAAAATATAAAAAAATAATTTTTTTATAAAGAAGAAAAAAATTCCCTATATATAGATATATATAATATAT